TGGTGATGCCAAGGAACCCCGTACGGGAATTCCACTGCCCGGTCTTCATCGCGGCATAAGTACCGCTCAAATAGTCGACTACGATAAAAACAAACAGCCACTCAATCGCGTCATCGACCGGGCCAAAAAGAAAGGAGCACAAGGCCCCCAGAATCCCGCCAACCGCCAGAAAAACGCGGGATGAAAAATCAGGGATCAGATCCACCATAAGCGTAAAGCCTCTATATACCTTTTCCCTTATCCAAAGTGCTTAAAAACAGCAACCCGCGCGGTGTGCTGGCAGGTCTTGCCGACTGATGGCGCCTGCCACAGCTTCCACCCAAGGCACACCCGAAGGCATCGTGTTTTGTGCCACGAGTACTGATGCACCAGATAGAACTGGAAAGCAGCCACTTTCCCATCACGCTCTATCCATCTGAGCACCTTCCCCGAGTGCCCGCCGTTGTTATCCGCGGTCGCCTCATCCCCTTCAAAACCGTAGACATCACCCGCTTCGACCACAAACCCAAGCGGCGGCGTGCTCTGAGCAACGACGCCGGGGTTCCTCCACATCCACCAGACACGGCGGATATACTGGCTCTTCCATCGACTACGGTTATAGCTGTCTCCATCCAGATTGGTAGACGCTGTGCTCGCCCATCGAAGCCACTTAGGGAGATAGCCGTCGCTATCCGCCAGCAGTACCGCGAGAGGCGCTATTGCCCACGATGCAAGCGTAATGGCAAAGGAGACAGGGATTAGCATGAGCCACTTCAAAACGCAAAAAGCCATCTCTAGTTCTCTCCTACCCCTTCCAGCGCTTCAACACGCTTCCGAAGGCGGTTCACCTCATCTACAAGCGCCGTGACTACGGCGCTGTAGTCAAGCGCCAGAAAGCCCTCCTTATCCTCTACTACGGCTTCGGGGATAACCTTCTCAACCTCCTGAGCGACAAGACCGACGTGTGTCTTACCGTCGGCTTCCAACGTATAGCGGTAAGCGGTAAGGCTCGAGAGGTCAGGGTGTATCGGAGTCAGCCCGGTTTTCTTCCTCGCATCAGAGGTCTGGACGAACGCGGCTGCCGACATCGTCCCGGTGCAGCTCTGATTTCCGTAGTTCGTAAGGATCGCCGCCCATCCGCCCGCGGGGAATGTCCCATCTAACAAAGACCACCCGCCTTCGAAAACGCTGGTGGTTATGGGATAGCCGTGGGCAAAAAAGTCGATATTTTTGTTGCCACCGTTATCTGCTGTGAATTGCTTGGCTTTGACAACCCCAGTTACCGCCAGATCGCTATTGACGTTTAGCCGCACCGAAAAAGTTTTAGCCCCGGTGATCGTCTGGTCTCCGCCAAGCGTCACGGCGGTACTCGCGTCCTGCTTCGACGAAATCTGGCTCGCCAAATCCGACTGTACGGAGCTAAGCTCGTCCTTTTTCGCGTAACCAGCAAGAACAGAATCCGCCTCAATCGCCCGGATGGAGCTGATCGCTGTTGCCTGAGCCACCTCTACCGCTGAAACCGCGGCAGTTCTCTCTGTTGTGATATCAAGCTTCGCCTGCGCTATATCTGACTCGATCTGAGTCTTGTCTGCCGAGACCGCAGACTGAGACGCCGCCGCGGCAGAAGCACTCGCAGAGGCATTCTTTTCGCTTGTAGCCGCATTAGACGCCGATGCCGACGCGGCATCCGCATAGGACTTTGCGGAAGATGCCGACCCACTGGCCGCAGTAGCGGAAGCGCTGGCTGAATCAGCTGAACTCTTTGCCGCAGAGGCAGAGCTGGAAGCGACATTAGCGGATGACGCCGCCGCGGTTGCAGATTTGCTGGCCGCAGTTGCGCTAGCAGAAGCCGCGCTCACAGAGGCATCAACGGCTTTCTGAGCGTTCGCGATTGCCGTTTGAGCCTCGCTGGATTTTGCCGCAACGGCATCCGTTGCCGTCTTCTGAGCCGCTTGAACCGCAGAAACGGACGTCTTCTGAGCATTGCCAACAGCCTCAACCGCCGCGTCTTTGGCATCAGAAATGGCCTGCTTGCCATCGCTGATGGTCGAGGAAGCCGAAGCCGCGCTTGCCGCCGCATTGTCAGCATATGTCTTGGCGTTCTTTTCGCTCGTCTTGATTGCGTCAAGGATATCCTGAGCCTGAGCCTTGACGTAATTCGCTTGCTCGCCGCCAGTGGCATCGAGCTGAGCAATCAACTCTTCGAGCTTCGTTTGAAGAGATGCCTTGCCCGCCTCAATGTCGCTGTTGACAGCTTCGCCCTTGGCGGTGATGGAGGAAACCTGCTTGCTCCCCTCATCCTGAATCTGCTTGATCTTCTCAGCAGTTTCAGAAACAACGCCATTTGCCGCAGCTTCCGCGCGATCAGCCGCAGCCTCAGCCTGATTCTTGAAGGCCTCGGCTCTAGAAGCCCGTTCCTTGAAATCCGCGAAGACATCAGCGAGCTGATGTAGATTTGTGATGGACGGCTCAAGGCCAGCCTGCTCGATCACGGCCATGAATTCTTCCGTGATCATGTGATACCAGTAGGCGCCGATCACAGTAGGCATCTTCTTCGTTGCCTTGTTGCCGTCCTGAGGGTATTGCGTAGTGATCGGGTTCTTCGGAGGCGATGGCGGCGTATCCGAAGCGTCCGAGTAATAAAGCCTCTTCATTTGTTCTCCTTGTCTCCTTCATCCTTGTGATGACAACGAGCCTTGAAAAAATCCCACGTCTTCCAGACGCCAGGGATTGCGCCGATCAGCAGGACAATGGTGTAAATGAGCGTGATTGTTGCAACCATGTCAGGCACCGAAATATTAAAAACATTGCACCCCGATACCGCATAAGCCGGAGTGCCCTTGCGAAATGTCGGCTCAGAAAAAAAGGCGGCGATGCTATTGAGCATCCCGCCCGGCTTGGTGAAATCGCACACGCGAACCTCCCATAAAAAAGCCCGGGGGATCCCGGGCACTACCTACTTGATGACCGCCGCCAGAGCGTCCTTGTCGGCCGCTATTCGGCGAGATAGCTCTGCACCTTCGCCAGCCAGTCCGACACCCTCCGCGAGTAGTCGCTCGCATCGGGCGAGGCGCTCGCCGCCACCGTCTCCGGCACCGCTGGCCTTGTCGGCTTCGGCGCGGGCGCTGAGTTGGTCGCGCAACCTGCCAGCGTCAGCCCGCAGAGCGCGGACGCTAGCAAGAGCCTTGTCCCTCTGGGCGAGCGCATCCATGAGCGCGTCCTGCTGCTTTGCGTAAACCTCATAGCTTTCTTTCTCCTGCGCCGCGATACGTTCCTGTGCCTGAGCCTCGGCCCGGTCAGCCTTCGAGCTGTAGTAGTTGCCGAACGCAAACCCGCCAGTTACAAAGCCGATCAAGAACACGGCCCACAGGCCAATCGTTAAGGCCCGGTCATATGTCATTGCTTCGCCCCCTGCTCCATGCTGTTTACTAGCAGGCGGCACGTGTCCCGTTGCTGTTCGGCTACGCGCAACTCAGTCTCCAACTTCTTGGCCTTTTGGTTGCTGTTGGACGAATCCCCCGCCCAAAACAGAAAGGAAAGAAACGCCCCCGCTACAAAACCAGAAATAGGAACAACGATAAACGCGAAAAAGTTCCATGTGCTTTCACTACTCACCTTAGCCTCTCCTGTTAATAATCCACAATTCTATGAATCATTAGGAATCATGGGGATATTTGTTCGCTTTCGATTCCCTGCACGCATTTCTGATACTCGCTGTTGCGCCGATTCGTCAGGCCCTTGCTCACCACCCGGCGCACGACCACCGTGCCGTCAGGCTGCCGCGCCCTCACTTTCGCCGTGTTGAAGCTACGGATAGCCTCACACGCCGCCCGATACTGCCCGGCCCTGAGCTTCGGCCTGATCGAAGACTTGCACACGGCCCCTGCGCCCACGTTGTACGCAAGCGCCACGTACGCGTCCCACTCGCCATGCGTGAGAAGCACGTCATCACCGAAGCACGACTGGAGGGCTCGCTCGGTCTTTCCGACATCCTTCCCTAGCGTGTTGAGCGCCTGAACAACCGTGACCCGCGTCCCGGGCTTCACCTCGGGACCCGTGTGCCCGAAGCCCACCGTGCTGATGCCGCCCGTGTCCTTGTAAGCCGTTGCGCTGTAGCCCTCGTATCCGGCGATGGCGAGGAGGCCGGAGGCAGAGAGGGCGAGAAGAGTGGGTTTGAGTCGTGTCATTTCTTCCCTCCTCTCAGATCTTCCTTAAGGCGCAGAAACATCGAGGCCGCCTTGATCCACAAGATCGCAACGGCGGCCCCCATTCCGATAAGTCCAAGGATCAGGAAGGCGGCCGCTTGCCATGTAAGCTCTTCCATCTCAAGCAATCCTCCAATATCGAGCCCTGCTAAAATGATCTTCATCGGGAGTCGTCTCCTCCTGATAAAAAGAGCCCGCGGGGAGTGCAACCTCCTTGCGGGCTTGTTGTTTATGCGTGCTCCTCAGATATGGATGCAGGGCAGCAACACCAAGGCCGGGGGCTGCACCGTGTTGCTTCGGCCGTAGATGCCATTGGAGCGAGAGGCATCAAACGCAATGACGCCGCTCCTTGCTTTGCCATCACCATTAGCGCCAGAGCTCGATCCGCTCAAATAAAAAGCTCCAGTCTTCCATCCCTGGCCATCATCGGCGTTACCGTCAAACGTTCCGGTAATATTGGGAAGCCCCGGCTGCCTGTATTCGCCCACGTTCCCAACGCCTCCCCATGCGACCCGATCAATCAGATACGGCACGTTGAATGTGGTTGATCCGTTGCCGCCGCCAAATCTCGTTCCGATCGTTGCAAACAGATTGGCGTAAGCCGTGCGGGAAACCGCCCGGCCATCACAGATGAGCCAGTTGCTGTTCGGCGCGGTTGTATTCGAGAAGAACATGATCATGCCGGGAGGAACCACTTCAACCTGAGCGACCTTGTCCTGAAGCTTGGCAACTGCGGCCGTGAGAGCCTCGCCAACCTTCTTGATCCTCGCATCGATCGAGGCGTTCAATTGGCTGTTGTCGTGGCGATCGGGGGTCAGATCGCCGCCCTTGATCGCATTGATCAGCTCCATCGTGATCGCGTTGTACCATTGGGCGCCCGGAACGGTTGCCTGAATGCCGCCGCCAGAAGATCCATCGGTCGGATATCCGGTCTGCAGGTCATCAGGAACCGTGGGCTCATTCTGAACCGCGCCGCTCAAGAAAATCCTATCCATTGATCTTTCTCCTCATCATCTGCAGGTTAATGTCTTCTGCATCGTCCTTGAACGAGTAATAGCCAAAGTACAAATCTGTATGCGCTGGCGCGTATCGCTTGATCAGGCACTCAATAAGTCGGTCGCCCCACCAGGCGAGCGCCTCGTTCACCGGCCCCAGCGTGTTGTGGTACCCCATAACCGACCCGGCCCCTGTCATTACGTCGACCCGCCAGATGTGCCGCCAGTTCTCCCCGCAGACAGCGTCCATTGAGGTTGACTGCACGGAGTGCTGGCGGAACTCATCGATGACGATTCGGTATCCGAACATCTCTGCAAGCTCGACAAAGTAGGACCGATCCTGCCTGCCGATGTTCTTGATCTTGTACATGAGCAGTGTGCGCAGCGTCGTCTGATTGGCACTGGACCAGGCTCGAATGCAGTCGTCAGGCAATCCCCAGTCGTCCAGCCAGTTCTCAAACGTCTCCACCGCGAAGCGAGGGTCGGCTTCTCGCATCAGCGTCCGCACTCGGGAATCAACGCGGCTGAACTCCTCGGCCCAAACCTCGATCATCATGCCCATGAGGGATGTGGCGTCGCCCCTCGGCCATGCCGGGCCCGGAGGGAGAAGCTGCTTCAGCATCCGGGCATACTCTGCCTGCGTTGTCAGTTCCATGTGATCGTCCCCAGCGTGAGAAGCTCATTTGTTCCCGCTGTCGGATTGGCAGTCGGAGACACGAGGACATGGTCAACCTCTCCCGCCGCGGCCGAAATGGCTGCTCTTATGTGCGAAAGATAGATGCTCCTCGAGGGCTCGCTTTCCTTCATGAACAGGTCCTTGAGCTCGGCCTCGACAGCCGCCCGGACATCAGAAGTGTCTGGGGTAAGCGTGCTGATTTCGATATCGACCGCCTTGAGCGTCGGGCCCATGACCGTCACGTCGGCAGTCACCGGGCGCTTCTCGTCGATATAGGCCTGCACCTGCTTCACCATTTCGGTCGTCGGCGAAATGTCAGCCAGATCGTCGCAGACAAACCTCACGACAACGGTCCCGTCCCCGTTTTCAAGCGGATAGCACCAGGCTCGAGTCACCCCCGGGACGGCCAGCGCCCACTGGACATAATCGGATGAGGTTCCGCCGTGCGGCGTTTCTCTCTGCCTTGCGAGCACGCGGGCCCGCAGGCTTTCATCGTCCTCTGCATCAGCTCCACCCGCTATTCCCTGAGACTCAGCCTCGGACATCACGCCTTCGATCGGAGAGATCAGCGTGAGAGTGTCGCCCGATTCGATGTTCCCCGCCTCGCCGGCCACCAGAGCTTCAACAGACGCAACGCCGCTCGAATCCGGAGCGACAGTCACCTGGAACTGCTGCTCGTCTCCGCCCTGCAGAATGGTCCCTACAGGCACGTTCACAACGCCGTCCTGAAAGCTGAATTTCACTGTTCCGGAGGCTTTTGCCGCGGCCTTCCTTGTGATTCCGAAGATTGAAGCATGGCGGTCGAGATGCTCGGAATCCGCCGTGTCAACGAAAATCTGTTTGGAGACGTACTCGATGAAGCCGTGCAGCTCATGGCTCGCCCCTGCCAGCACCCGGCTGTAAACGGTCGCGTTGCTTCTGCGCACCTGCGGAACGCTCAGACGCGACTGGATTCCCGAGCTTATGCGGGCAATCAGCTCCCGCAGCGTTGGTCTAACAAATGCCATCATTCGCTCCAAATGTCTTGAAACCTCATGCCGATCAGGTCTGCGTCGCTCGGTTTCTGAATCGTGACCGTTAGATTCAGCTGGTCGGCGCCCCCTCGGTCTGCGGAAACGTCCACGCTTTTGGCAATGCCGTCATCTATCATCCACTGCAGCGCCGCCGCGGCGTATTCCTGAGCTTTAAGCATGGTCTCCTGCGTCACCTTCGAGCGGGACAGCAGCCAAAGCTTCGATCCGAAATGGTCGCCCGTATCATCCGCATAGGTGTCGCCCCACCAGCCCTGCTTCGAGTCCCCTGGGAGTTCGTCTGAATCCAAAGCCCGCGCCCATGAAAAAAGGCTGTTGTACACAGCCCTTCGCAAATCGTCATCGCAGAAATCTGAGAGCGTTGATTCAACGCCGTTGAGCATCAGAATCATTTGACCAAGCTCCACGAAAAGGACGCGGCGACCATCACCAGGCAGACGATAAAGACCCACGGAAGGACTCTTCCCCACAGCCGAAGTTTTTGATCAGGATCGAGAAGTTTCAAGATCACCATTGCTATAATTTCCATATGTCCTCAGTGCTGTTGAGGTCATAAAAAAGCCCAGCCAGATGCCCGTCTGACTGGGTTTAGTTTTGTGCGCTGCGGGTTTTCAGATCAGCGCCTTCAGCCCCGCTTTGATCAGCTCCAGTGTGATCGGCACCGAGGCCTCCGCCGCTTTTTTCGATACCAGCCGCCAAACGGGATCGCTTCTTAAGGCCCCCAGCGTGTCATGCCCGGACATCGTCAGGCGGGGGGCGTTTAGATTGAACCCCCACTTACCTCCATGCAGTCTTTTGACCGTCACCACCCCCGCCACAAGGTTCGAATCTTGCAGAAGCAGCAGATGTCCGAAGACCAGATCGCGCCTGCGGATCGCCTCTTCCCGATCCTGAGGATCAATTTCATAGTCCGGAGCGTCGTTCACCTCGTTCAAATATTCCGGGAGCGATTCATCTTCGAACCTCTCCATCAGAAGCTTCATCGTCTTCCAGCTACGCTTCATATTCGCCTCACATCTTCTGATCGGGAGCCGAGCCGCCGTTGTGGGTGTGGCTGTTGTATGTGTCGCGGATGGCCTGCAGGCGGCCATTGCTGTCGTAGACCTGAGCCTTGCCCTGAATGTCCCCATTCACGATCAGCTTTCCCGTGACTATGGTCTCAGGAGCGTCAATTGTCACGGAGTCAGAAGTCTTAACGGTAACCGGCGAGTCTTTTCCTTCCACTACGATCCCGGATCGGGAGAAGTAAACCTTTCGCCCCAGATCATCGAAAACGCATACCTCGCCATCCTTGAGTCCCGTGGGGCGGCAGCGTCGGTCGGTGATGCAGAAAGCGATCGTGTGCTCTCTGTCACCCGCCAGGGAGGCCGCAAGCACTTCAGCCCCCGTTTTAGCCTCGGAAGTGAAGCCGTACGGTTCGAAATGCTCGACATCATCACGCAGGTCGTCGGCGAAGAGCTGAACCTGCACCGTCCGCATCTTCCGGGCGGCGTTCTTTGCCAGCAACACGCCTCTCGTGACCAAATCAATCAGACCGTTGCTCATAATTTGCCGGACCCCGCTTTGGCAAGGAAAGTCGTTCCTTTCTTGGCCTGTTTCGTTTTGGTAGATTTGGCTGTTTTACCTTTTTCGGCATCCGGTAGATCTGTAACTGCAAACGCCCAAGGGGATTTCAACTCCATCGTTGTCGTAGATCCGTCTTGATCAAGCTTATAGCTAATTTTTGAAACCAAGAGCGTTTGGTTAATATCTAGCATTGGGTCTTTTACTACGACGTTCATGTTTTGTTTCCACAAATCCCCGTTGCTTTGTCTCCAGCCCTGCACCTGATAAGTCAGAACATCAGCATTCCCAATTGAGTTTGCCATAATGTGCTCTGCTCTGGCTTGAAGCTCTTTTCGGGTTCTGTTTCCCGACTGCTCGGTTATAGATACCCTATTTCTTGAGAAATTTTCGTTTTCTGCCGGTGCGGATAATGAATTATCAGGTGTCTTATTTTTGCTTTCCGGATCTGTTCCTTGTCCAATAACAATATAGGTTTTAAAAACTTTTGATATATCGTGCTCTCTGGATCCCGTCAATATGTTTTGCCCATATATTAGATGATCATGGGCATTTCCATTTTGCCCAGTTTTCCCGATAACCAATTTTCCAAATTCGTCATCGTTTATAAGAAGACTATTCGCCTTAAGCAGATTTACAATCCCTCGGCCTATAGTTTCATGAGTAGAAAAATCTATAGACCGAGTATTTTTTGCCAAGCCATTATCAATTGTTTCTATGCCGTAATACCCAGCCACCGTTTCTATTACAGAAGAAACACGCGCGTTCTTCCACTGATTCGGTTTTTTGGGTGGAATCATGCATTCTTCTAAATCGACCGTTTTGCTTTTAATCGTTATTTGAATCTGTGTATTGTTTCCAGAATAACTAACATTTTTGCTAACTACATATCCCGTCAAAACAGTATCAGAGCCTATTTTTACAACGGCCTCAGCTCCTTCTTCTATACCATCGCAAAGACTTGTTCTATTGGAAGTTCTAGCCGCACCAAGTTGACACACACGAACTAAAGAATTCACACTGACATCAATTTGAACAGACCGCCAGCCAATATATTTACGACCGTTTATATATAGTGTGACTTCGTTTTCTGATGCCATAAAAAAAAAGCACCTCAATCTCTTGAAGTGCTCCTATTTAAACATATCCCATTAAGGCTTATCTATTTTGATAGTACCGGTTTTGGGATCTACCAAAATACTCTGCTTCGTAACAGGGTTATAGTAATTGGTGTATTTTCCTATAGTTCCGTTTTCTACGAACTTATTATGTTCATCACGCCAGCGCTGCTCTTCCTGTATTTCTTTTCGTTTCCGCTCATAATCCGCTTTAAGCTCTTGTTCGCGCGTCAGCTTGTAAGGGGCATACTTTGTTCCAGGGGGGTCCGGAACATAAATGAGCTCCTGATGCTTAACACCATCCGCGTCAACCCATTCTTTTGGAATCGTACGCTCGGCGAATGCGTTAATGCTTAAGAGCGTCCCCAGTACAGCAACAGCAGCAAGGATCTTTTTCATGGCGGTCACCGGCTCAAAAGCTTCAACTCCCTGGCGGGGACGAACCCGCCGTGCCGGATGCCGTTGCGGTCGATGATCTCTTTCTCCCTGGCGGCATCCTCATAAAAATTATAGGCAACCACCAGTGCAGGCTGTACATCCAGAGGTGTAACAGATATTAACCGCGCGGAGTCCTGAGCCCGGGTCGTCATGTCCTCAGACACGGCCGCTCGGGCGTCTTCCAGAGCCAAATAGACATCGTCGCTATCAGTCTCCAGCATCTCGGCGTCGAGCGCCGCAAGAACCTGGTCGCGTACTGCGATCATGTCCTCGTAGGCTATGCCGCCCTCCGCCGTATCCTCATCGCCGCCGACTTTGGCCGATGCCGAAACGGCCTCAGCAAGCAGCGTCTGACGAGCAAGCGACTGGAGGGTTGAAGACTGAGCTGTCGTTCTCGCTTCTTCATCGGAAACCTGCCCCGTCTGGTAATCGTTGTTCATGCCGTCCGATCTCACCAGACGGCTCAAAAGCCTCGTCACCCGCCTCCAGTTGTTGACGCTGTAGGCCAGCCTCGAATACCCGAAGGAGTCGGCAACGGTCTTCGCAAACACCTCGACATCGCTGCTCACAAGGGAAATCGCTTTGGCCGACAGCTCAGACATCTCATCGGACACTGAAAACAGCCGGCAGAGCTCCTTGTAGTCGCTGAGCTCGAAGAACTTCGAAAGATTCCCCGTGACGGCAGCTTTCACGAAATCCTGGGCGCCGGAAAGATCAAACTTATCTAGAAATGCGTCCAGGGCGCTCTGCTTCAGAGTTTCAGACGCCGAAGCGCTTGCCGCAGCAGTGTCGGTCGACGAAGTCGGAAAAACATAATCACCGGACTCGACGAAAACGAGCTCGGCGGACGAAAACCCAAGTTTTGTCGTCGAATACGTGACCTTGGTCGTCGCCTTCGGCGTCACCGTCATGCTGCCCAGCATCGGGTGTACGAGTACGCCTGCCCCCTCCTGCTCCATTGCCTCAAGCAGGCGGTTCATGCCGGTGATGTACTCCGGTCCCGCAAAAACAGCTGTCAGCGTGATTTCTCGAGCGCTTTTCCCGAGGTCCTCTACAAAAGGCTTGTCCCTCTGGGGATACTCAAAGACATGCACTCTTCTTCCAATCGTCAGACTGCTGTCAGTGACGGAAAAAGTCACGCCACGGAAAGATGCGGGCCAGAGTTTTTCTTCAAACGTCGACATGCTCAATCAGTTCCATAGCTGTAGTCGGTTGTGAGCGATACCGGACCGTTCGACCGAACGCCCTCTGTCCTAACCGTTGTTCCCTTGTCCGTCTGGATGCGAAGGCGCACTTCGCTTTGGGCCGTCACTCTGCCGTTGCCCGCCACTACGCCTTCGTCCACACCCCTGAACCCCGCCGGAAGCCTGCCGTAGCTGTCGGAGAGCTTGCTTCCCTGGCTCGACAGCTCTTCTGTTTCCCCGAAAAGCCTCTTCAAGAAACTGCCGACGGCGGACAGTTTGTCGAGGAAGCTGTCAAGCACCGGCATCCATGTGTCCTTGAACTTGATAGCCAGCGCGATCCCGGCCCCCAGCGCCGTGAGCAGCAGTCCCACAGGATTCGTCATGGCTGCCACCCCGAGAAGCCTCAGCGCGCCGATCACCGCTGCGATTGATTTAACGAAGGCCCCAACCTTGATCACAAGATCCATGCCGATCAGAACACCAAAAGCCTTCAGGATGGTGGAAACGCCGCCAATGGATCTGATAAAGTCCGTCAAAGCCCGAACCGAATCAAACGCCCCCTGGATCATCCCCTGCCAGTCAACACCCTTCAGCTCCTTGGTCAACTCTTCGACAAAGTACTGAACATTCGTCGCGACCAGATCGCGGCACTTGACGATCGTCTCTTCCATGGGGGCGATCAATCCCTGAAGCACAGGCTGTAGCCTTGATCCGATCGCGGTCGAAATCGTCTTCGTGACCGACTGGAGCTCAGAGAGCTGATCCCCGAACTCGTTGGCCGCCTTGACGTCTTTGGCCGACATGACAAGGCCCAGCTCTTCAGCCCTCTTGCCAAAAGCCTGAAGCCCCTCGGCCCCGTCCTTGAGAAGAGGGATCAGCCTTGCGGCCATCTTGTCGCCAAAAGCGGCCGTCAGAATCTGCATCCGCGCCGCAGGCGATTCGTTGTTCTTCACCGCCTGGGCGAGATTGTTCATCACGTCCGCCGCGCTGCGGATATGCCCGTTGCTGTCCTTAAGCGCAATGCCAAGGTGCTTAAACATGGCCACAAGGTCGGCGTTCTGACCCGCGGCCGCCTTGCTCATGTTGGACGTGAGCTTGGTGAGCGCTCCGTCGAGCTCATCGGCTGTCATGCCAGAGAGCTGAGCCCCGTAGCGAAGCTTCTGCAGAGCCTCAACCGATACCCCAGCCCGGATCGAAGCCTTGTCTATCGCATCGGCCAGCTCAAGGTACGAAGAAACCGCACCTTTAATGGAAAAGCCGCCGGCGCCGGCAAGGATGGCGAAAGGCTTCGCGATCACCCCGGCCAGATCCATCGAAGCCTGATTGAGCTCGCGAATCGATCTTCCAAACGCGTTCATGCGTCTGCGGACATCCTTCAGCGGGGCGGACAAATTGTCCCTCAGCTGAAGAACGGTCTGCAATAAATATTCCTGCCCTGCCATCACTCACACTCCTCGGCATGAATTTTGTTTGTCATTTCCACGTACTGGCAGATGCGCTCAAGAGTCATGCCGCCGAATTCCTCCGGCGACATGCTCCAAAACCTCGCCATTCGAAAGATCGATTCCTCGACGACGTCAATCGCTTTCGCCCACCGGCGGCACTCCAAAAAGAGGATTGATCGCCTTCATGATGGCCAGACTGTCTTCGATAGTCACCTGCCCGAAGGCCTCGGCGTTGATGGTCGTGCAAAGACGCTGCGCGTATTGCATGGCATGGTCGAAGGCCTCGGCGTTGGTCTTCTCATCGCCCACCATCTTGAGCGCTTTGGCGTCCGCAAGTGTTGGAGCGCGAAAAGAGAGCTTTTCGTATGTCGTCCCCTTGTAGGTCACCGGGGTCTTAAGAATCACCTCGGCCGGCTTCATGACCAGTCACCCCTCACACCGTTGAAAACAAGCTGAACCGTTCCATCCTCCGGTGCGAAGTTCGCGTTGTCGCCCGCGAGGAAAGCGTCAGAGAGCGTGTAGCGCATGCCATTTGCAAGCTCTGCCACGATCGTCATGTCGGTCGCGGTGCGCAGCTTCTCAAGCGGGAAATCCGCATCCACGTAGAAATTGCCCGAAATAGACGGCACAACCGGCGTTTCTGAATAGCCGATCACCCGGCCCGAGGCCGTCACAGCCTGCCGCGTGTACTTATTGACAGGGATCTGGAGGGATCCGCTCAGGTTGAGCTCCTCACCATCCACTGTGATGTAGCAGGTTCCTGAAATTCTCTGGTTAGCCATTTAAAACTCCTTAATTCAGACGGAACTGAGCAAGAACCGCAAAAATCCTCAGTTGATTCACAAGGTCAGGCGGCAGCAGTACATCGACCCGGTTCGGATCGTCTGCATTGCGCTCGACAATGAGGTTCTGCTTGAAAGCGTCCAGGTTCTCGACAAGAGCCTTCTCCTCGAGCTTCTGGTACTCGGCGATAAGCTCGGCGCGGATGATCGAAGGCGTGACAACAGCCTGCCCGGAGCCAAAGTGCGTTCCATCGGACGCGAGCTTGTGACGCGGGTACTTGCTCGTGATGACGGTCTTCAAGTCGCGCAGGATGAAAGCGAGCGTAAAGAGCGTGGAGACGTCCAAGTACGAGTTGTCAGACGACCCGAAGGCGTTCGTCTGATAGGTCGTAATAGCCCTCTCAATCCTCATGTAGCCGCCCTGTACATACTCGGTTGCGATGCCGGACGTAAGCATGCTCTGCCGCTCCGAGAGGTTGAACCTCGATCCGGCCTGGGCCGCAGTCACGCCAATCAGCTCCAGGGTCTGAAGCGGACGGGCGGGATCGTTGTTGAGAGCGCTCGCGGCCCGGGCGGCGTAAGCACCAAGGACCTCCGAGCAGGAAGACGCCACGTCGGATTCAATGCCAAGCACTGTTTCATGCTGATTGTTCCGGCTCTTTCCGAAGGAAACCAGATCAGAAACAGAACCGCGCTTGACCGTGAAAACGTGCCCGTAGAGCTGGCGCATCGGCGACCAGCGGCCTGATGCGTCGTTCAATTCTGCGGCCAGAGTAGTCAGGCTTGCGGCGTCCGCAAAAGGACAAGCGATCACGTCATACTGCTCTTCGCCCATCGCAGCTACCACTCCGGCCAGATCAGGCGTTCCAGTCCCGCCCGAGAACGCAGTCAGCGCAACATTCACGCCCTCGGGAAGCTCCTCGCCGGCAGAATAGCCCTGCAGGTTCACGCCAAGCTGGATGTCGTTTCCGACAAGGCCCGCGTTCTTCGCGTTGAAGGTCACCACCCCGGCGGCCGCGGCGGCTGTAACCGGAAGGTCGACATTGGCGGTCACAGCAGAAGCGATGGCCGAAGCAATGGCGGTCGCCGTATCATCAGTCGCAACAGCGACAGCTACCCGCACCGACCCAATGTAAAGATTGATCGTGCCCGCCTCAGTCGGAGTACCGGAAATGGTTGCCGTAGCGGAAGCCTTGGTCCCGGTCGGATCAGCAACAGGAATGCACCAGACCTCGCCGAAAGTATCATTCTTGCGATACCTCGTGTTCATCAGCGCGAGCTGGGAGCCGTGGCCGAAAAGTTCTTCGCCCTGGGCGGAGGAAGAAACAAGCTGCGGCTTAAGGGCCGTGGCCTTGCCCTTTGTCATCTGGCCGATCAGCAGCGTTTTCAGAACGCTCGTCGCCGTATTAGCCTGAGAGTTGTCGAGCTCCGCATAAAAAAGCGGAACGCGAATCCCGGACGGGATGTTGGAGAAGGAAACTGCCATAGTTGCCTCTTATTTAGTTAAAAGTTCAGCGGTGACGAGTTTGTCATCCTCGTCCGTAGTGGAAAAATCTTTAGCTTTGAGCCTTACAGACTGCAGAACCGGCAGGGCGTCAATGATTCGCTGCTGCGCCGTAATACTTCCCACCAAAAGCTCGCCGTAGGCAAAGTCGAGCGTCTCGACGAGCCTCGCGCGGTTGCAAGCCGACGTATTTACGCTCTGGCTCTCGAAATAAATGATCCGGTTTGTCTGCTCCGGATAGCCAAGCGGAAGCCCCAGCACGGCCTTGAAAACCTCTTCCTTCAGATCTTCGAGGTAGTCGTGCCCGGTTTTCCCCAGGGCGTCGTCGCTCGTGAGCGAAACGCATATGTTGATCGAAAAGTGGTTTTCAATCGGCTGACGGTACTTGGTCGATGTGGTCGCCGTTTCCGCGGTCACGCCGGACGGGAGAACGAACGCACAGGGCATCGCCGGACTCACGCTGTCGTCGATGTTGAACCACGCGTAGGCCCCGAAAACCCGGCGTTCAAAGGACGGGCAGTTCTCGCGAAGGCATTCGATAATCGGTGCAAGCTTCATTTAAATGTGATCTCCTTCGCGGCCAGCGCCTTGTCCATCAGGTGCGCGAGATTCGATTCGATGCGGTCTTCGCCCACCATCTTTGTCGCGTCCACCATGAAGTTCTTGCGGGGCTGGGCCGCCTTCTTCCCGGCAGTCTTCTTCCTTCTCCGGTTGTCAGCCGCGGTCCGCGTTCTGGGACCCCTGTGGCCGTAATAGACATATGCCGGGTAGAAATCCTTCCCCATCTGGTCCGTCTTCCAGGGCTTGATCACCACCGAAAAACCGGACCTCGAGGGCTTGGGCTTGATGGACTTCTGCAGCACGCCGGTGTCCCGTCCCGGGTATTCGTCCGGCTTTGAAACGCCCTTTTGGCGAACAAGGTTCTTTGCGACTCGCGCGATCTCGCGTCCCTCTTTCCGAAGTCCGCTTTTTAGTGTCTTCACATCGAAGTCGGCGTACTTAAAGCCCTTCGGGAAGCGAACCTCGACATCAAGAAGCGCCATACTGGGCCTCGCATTCCAAAGCCGTGAAGCGGTGGGCATCGTTCATGTCCGTCAGGCGCTTCACGAGATACCAGACGCCCTCGTAGAGGACCTTTGTCGCATGAGTCAGGTCCTGCGGCCGCGTTCCATCCATGTAGCGGACGATGAAGCGGTGAGTCACGTCATATCCCGCCTGCACCGATCCCCAGTAGTTCACGCCGCCGATCACTTCCACCTTCGCCCAGGCGTGAAGCTTCAGCGTCAGGTCGTTCGTGCTGTCGGAGGCATCCTTAGGGCTCGTGTCCAGGCTGTAGATGTCGATGGGACGCTTCAATTCGCCTACTTTTGGAAGCTGCATACGGCCTCCTAAAAGATCCGATAGCCGTCGAGCAGGTGGTCATAGAACCGCCTGCCAGTCGCAATAGGGCTCTCTGATGCCCCGCGGTGCTCGTAAAGATCTGTCACAGTTAGAAGCACCCATGTCCTGACAGCCTCCGGAACATCGTCAACAGAGTCACAAAGCGCGTTCTCATCTGATCGCTTCACAATTTCACGACCGCAGATCTGCTCACACTGAGCGGTCGCTGCCATGATGTAGGTGACTATGAGCTCATCCTCATCGGCGTAATCAACGCGAAGCTGCTTCTTTGCGGCATCAAGCGTCACGGCGCCGAAATAGTCACTCATTTTTGTCTTCCTTCGCCGCTTTTCTCGATCGAGCCTTTGACGGCGAAACAACCTTCGCGGCCTGAGCCAGTCCCTGCTCAATCAGGACAATGGCGTATGGGTCGTAAACCTCTTCGACATCGCCCGCTTTCCGCGTTCCGACCATTGAGAGGCAGTCCTTGAGAAATTCGATTCGCATAGAAGAAAAGCGGGAGAGTTTCCCCTCCCGCCTCGGTCAAGCGTTTATAGGCTCATCAGGCCGTGGGAACGCTGAGCGCGCCGCCAATAACGGCGGTGGAGTGCTCAACAGCCAGCGCAAGACGACGCTCCGCACGGATCGTGTAGAGGTTCTTGATGAAGTCGTCTTCGTTCTGCGCGGCAATATCAACCACGGTCTGCATGCGGTCGTACACCGTAGCGGCGCGGGCGAAATCGCCGGCGAGGAACTTGCCCTGGGCCATCGCGGCGGACTCAACAACGCGCACGCCCCAGATCGTGGAGGCGGAGAAGCTGTTGGCCGGAGATCCGAGCAGATAAGAACCATCGGAGGCCTTGAGGCCCTGCAGCACAGCCCAGTCCATCGGGTTCAGCACAACGGCGCTGGTGCGGTAACCCGCGGCGTTGACGGTCGCGAAGGAGATGCGCAGCAGATCAAGCATCGTCGCTCCGGAGCCGCCCAGCTGAGCGAGTTTGAACGCCTGGGCGGTGTAGTTTCCAGTCGCCATAATGCCGGCCAGATTGGGAGAGGTTCCGTTTCCGGAAAGCAGCTGATCCTCGGCCGCAAGATTCACGCCGTAGATCATGCGGGCGTTGATGAAAGCCTGAAGAGCCGGGGCGTCGTCAGCGAGCTGGCGGGTAATCTTCGTCCAGTGGGCGATCACCTGCACCGGCGTCTGCTTGAGTTCGAACTCGAACGCGGACGAGGGCTTGGCTGCGGCTTCAGCAACGGTCGCGGCGCCGTTCGTGAAAGTCTTTTCACGGAGGTACTCAATCGACTGAGCAGAGGTCGGAAGCTTCGGGAAGAGGGCTTCAATCGAAAGCTCGCGGGTATCGAGCGGAACGATGCCCGGGACGCGGTACGGCGTCAGGTGAGCCTGCGCGGAAGTAACAGGGTTTTCGGCCGCCTTGTTCGCGACAACAGCGGACGCAGAGCGAACGCCGGTCACGCCCTTGAAGCGCTTGTAGGACTCGGAGTTCACAAACTGCGCACCGATAGATTTGTCGGTGACTTCAGCACCATCGGCCTTCTGAGCCTTCTGCTGAATGTCGAGCAGCTGGCGGGAGAAGAGCACCTGCTTTTCGCCCAGTTCGTCAATTTTCTTCTGAACGTCCGCCTGGGCGGCTTCGCCTTTCTTGACGGATTCCTGCATGGTCGCGATGGAGGCGTCAATCTTGTTCAGGGCCTCGAGAGCGATTTTGATATCTTCTGCCATTTGTATTTCCTTTAGTGGTTAGAACCTTTCGGCGATGGCCTGAATTCGTGCCAGCACCTGTTTTTCAGCGTCGGACTCAGAATCCCTCTGAACCTTTTCGCTGATGATCAGCTCCTTGGCCTTGGCAATAAAGGCCTGAGCCTGAGCTTTCGACAGGCCGGCATCCCGCAGGCTCTCTTCCAGCTCTCGAATAGATACAACTTTCTGAATGTCTTCCGACTTCACCAGCCCGATCCGCGCCCGGTCATCGGCCGGGAAAGTGCAGACCGAGATTTCGCGGAGGCCGGAAACTGACTTGATGTTCCTTCCGCCAGACTCATTCCATTCGTAGTCTTGCTTTGAAAGCAGAATCCCAACCGACAGGCCGTCGATCGTCCCCGCCTTCATCGCTTCATAGACGTCCCGGGCCTTCTGGATCGAAAGCGTCAGCTGACCTTCAACGTAAAGCCCCTGGGCGTTCTCTTTCATCGACGTATAGCGGCCGATAGGCAGGTCCATCGTGTTGTGGTTCAAAAAGATGGGCGGCATCCGGCCCAGCACTTTCTGATACGCCCCCGGGAGAATCGTGTCCCCATAGCTGTCGATTCCGTTGAACTTCGAGGCGTAGCCGCGGAAAAGCCCGGCCTCGCCTTCAGTTTTTAGCTCCACTTCATTGAGCGAGAGCGTCTTTTCAATAATCTGAGTCATATGCGCCTCATTGCTTAATCGGGTCGCCAAGCGGCGTCTGGTCTGTGTTCGTCTGTTCCCCCAGGCGATCAAGCGGCACGAGGTTGTTCTGCGCCGTCAGAGCGTCGGCCCCGTCAACCGTCGGCAGGTTCTCGAGTTTTCTCACCTCGTTTCTCGTCATGAATCCGTTCTGCAGAGCTTTGCTGTAACTGTCATAGCGGCTGGCGATGTTTGCTCTCTGCAGCGCGCTCATCTTGAATTCACAGTTGAGCGTTTCCTGCTCTTCGATCGTGAGAAGAGTTTTTGTCAGCGCCTGCTCCAGGCCGGTACAAAGCGGTTGAATCGTCGATCGGTAGAAGCCTTCGATAATCTGCTCGAGACCGCTTGCCGCCGTGCCTCCGGAGCTGTTCAAAAGTGCGCTCGGCACACCGAACCACCGGCCAATTTCCTCAATCCCAAACTGTCGTGTTTCAAGCAGCTGGGCGTCTGCAGCCGACATCGAAATCTGCTGGTACTTCATGTCGCCCGGCAGAACATGCAGCCAGTCTCCGGAACTCCCGGTCACAGGCGTCAGGTTTGCATAGCGCTCCTTCAGCTGGCGGATCTGAGACGGATTCAGATCCTGATCAATCATGAGAAGGCCGGTCAGCTGATTCCCGTTTCCGTACATCGTCGTGGCGTTCTTCTGAGCGTTCACGAGCTCGGTTGTAGTCGCCTGCATGTACTCAAGCGTCGACAGCCCTACAATGCCGTTCCCAAGCCCCTTCCAGTGAAGGATCTTGTCGGACTTGAAGTAATAGATGCTGCCGTCCTTGTAGTACTGGTAGACCACCTCGCCGTCGACCACGCCTACATCCATCTGATCTGCGGCTAGAGGAGTAAGACTTACGAGCTGGCCGGTTCCGTCTCGAGAAATCAGAGCGTATCCGTTGCCTCTGAGGAAGCGGTTCAGCCCCATGGCCATCCAGAAATCGTGCGGCGTCATGTTGGCATTCGGGGCGCGAAGCACCTGCCATACGCGGCACCCCCTCTCCTCTGCGCGGTTTCCGTCAGGATCCCGACGGTAAACAACGATGGGGAGAGAGGCAATCGTCTCTGCGAGCAGGGTAACGCATGACCACACGGCTGAGAGCTGCAGGCCGTGGTCCGGAGGAATCGGCTGGACTCCGCTTACAACAGGACCAGTTGGCTCCCTGCGCTGGAGACCGGAGACATCACCAATCGGCGAGCCCCATCCGGCCCAGTGGGCGATGGACCCAAAAATAGAGGCTATCTTCATAGTTCAAGAAACTCATTCAAACCCATTGCCTGGTGGTCTTCCTTCAGCAGGGCGCGAGAGAGCGCCATGATTCCGGCCACAACTCCGTCGATCTTGTTCTCCGGCACGTCTTTGCGCGGATAGATGTTCTCCTTGGCGTCAACATGACAGACCACGTTGCTCACCATCCATGTCAACACAGGATCCCCGTTGAAGTGCAGTCGGTGGTCGAGCACAAGCGCCTGAAACTGCTTCATGGGATCCGAGAGGTTGGCGACTGTCTGCTTGCAAAGAACCATCGGAACGCCGTCATCCGAGAGTTCTTTCGAGAGCTGTACGGCTTGAAACGGGTCGTAAGCCACGCACTGCACCTCATAACGGCCGCAGTCCTCAAGAATCGAATCCCTAATCAGCGCGTAGTCCGTCACCGGACCTTCGTTTACGTGCAGGTATCCCAAATACTCCCATCCCTGGTACTGACTGTTCTTCCCGCGCTCGATCGCGGCCCGCGGCAGCCAGTAGCCGCCGAACAGGTAGTAGTTGTCTTCGCTGTTGACCATGCGGTGAAAGATCTTCACCTTCGCCGTCATGTCGTTTGTTGAAGCAAGATCCAGCCCGATCCAACAGGGTTCGCCGTCAAAATCGGTTTCGTCCAGGCTTTCGTCCGCGCAGGCGTCCCACGCCTTCATGTCCATCCAGCCAACATCGGCGTTGCACCACACATCGAGGTGCTTCGTCTTAAAGTTGTTCTCGGCACTGGGAGTCGCTATGGCTTTAGCCTGGAGGGCCCGGATTACTTCCGGGCGAACGCTCACGCCCCAGTTTGGGTTCGCTTTAGACAGCGCCGCGTCGCTCTTCCAATCGTCCTCCGGATCAAGTGTGTAAATGATCCCGAAGTAGGACTCATCATTAATCGTGCGCGACAGGATCTTCGTTACAATGCTGCGCTGCTCATAGCAGATCCCGGTGCGGTCAACACCCGCCGTTGTGATTGAAACCATCAGCGAATTGCGCCGCTTACCGAGCGAAGTCTCAACAACGTCAAAAACGTCACGCTTCTTGTGGGCGTGCAGCTCGTCAATGATTGCGAGGTGCGTGTTCAAGCCGTCCAGGGTGCTTCCTTCGGAACTTTTCGCCTGAAAGTAGCTGTGCGTTCCTTCGACAACGATGGCGTGTGCCGTTACTTCAAGGCCAAAGGCTTCCTGAAGGCTCTTATTCCCGCGAGCCATCGTCTGGGCGTCCCCAAAGACGATTTTCGCCTGCTCGCGGGTTGTCGCAAAACTGTAGACCTCGGCGCCTGGTTCATGGTCGGCGCAGAGGCAGAACAGCCCTATTCCTGAAAGCAATGTACTTTTGCCGTTTCCACGCGGCACTTCAACGTAAGCAGATCTGAAACGCCTGTTTCCGGCTTTAGCCTTCCACCCGAAAAGCGTCGTAAGAAGGAACACCTGCCACGGCTCAAGATGAATAGGCCGACCCGCGAGTTCCCCCTTCGTGTGCGTCAGGTTCTCAATGAACCAGCAGGGGCGCCCGGCCTCCTTTTCGTCAAAATGGTAATCCCCATCGAGGGATGCCCATCTCTTCAAATCATCAGCCTGCCGCTGCACTGCCTCCTTCACATACCGGCATGCAGGCACAGTACCGTCCGCCACGTCGCGCATGTATTTTTTCGCAATGGCAACGTAGTCCGGTTTCTTCATTCGTTATTCAAATAGGGATTGTTCGATTCCGGTTTCTCTTCCTCGCGCGCGGGCGCGTGCGTGCGGGCGACCGGCGTGAACCCTAATTCCTTCTCTAGCTTGATCAAAGTGCCTGCCAGCGCTTGCATTGCCATGAATTCCGGGCTCAGCTTCCTGCTGCCAGACTTCTCGTCGACGTCATAGAGCGCACCATGCTCAACCGCCTTCGCCATCTTCCGCCATAGAGCGTAAGTGCGGCACCACTGCTCTAGCGCAGGCCCGTCAACCACCGCCAGGCGGCCTTCCGGCGCGTTCTTGACCGCGAGCGCCCAAGCTTCTTTTGCATCCCCCGGAACCCCGACCGGCGGCTCTTCGCTCAGCCGGTCCTTGGCTACTGGAATCGTCCTGCCGTTCATGCGGCATTTCTGCAGCGTGCCTCTGGCGGCCTTCTCAGCATCGGATTTTTTAGGCCTCGGCATAGCTAAAAATTGAAAAGCACGTACAAAAAATTGCTTAAGGGCGCGGTCTTGGGGGCTTTCGATTTCAAAATCTGATCCCCCTACCCCCTCAAACCGGATTTCCAAAGCCGCCGTTTTCCTTAGCAGTCTTCCGTGAATGGCATTCGTGGCATAAAGCCTGCCAGTTGCTCTGATCCCACATTAGCTTTGGATCGCCATGATGCGGAATAATGTGATCAACATCCGTGGCTTTAGTCAGCCGGCCTTGCCGCTTGCACTCCTCACAAAGAGGATGAGATTTAAGGAACTGGGCCCGCAGGCGCTGCCACTTCGAACCATAGCCACGCTGCGCAGCCGTTCCCTTGAATCTTTTTCTCCGTGCCTCGCGGTCGGCGGCCAGCGATTTTCCCTTCTCCTTGTGCTTCGCGCAGAACTTCTCTTCAACCGGAATCGCCGCCTGGCACCCCGGATAAGCGCAGATATGAAGGAGAGGCATACTGTCACGAAACAAAGGAGTTCAAGAATGGCAATCACAGAGCACGAGAAAGAACTAATTGACTATGCATCCTCATGCTTATTTCAAACCTTAATCAGAGCAAATCCATTTCCAAATGGATTTGTTAGTGACGCCGCGCGCCAAATGGCTGCAAGCGTTGATAACAGCGCCTGCTCGTTTGCCCGTGTCCTTGTACAAACACTTGAAAGAATCAACGCGCAAAACGAAACACTGCAAAGGCAAATCGCATTGGAGTCCAAAGCCGAAGCTGAAAGAAGAGCACAGCAAACAAGGAGAATGAGTCTCATCGTTGCTGGGCCTGTAGCCCTTGTTGTGGTCTTGATAAGCGAGGCAATTAAATTCCTGTTTTCTTAGCCCAGAGAACGATAAGAACAATCGAAAGCGCAATAATCGCGCCCCACAGGCCGCCAATGAAACGATTAAAGCGAGCCTCAGATCTAGCCGCACTTTCTGCCCATTTCTTCTGCTCTTTCTGCTCGCCGAGCCGGACCTTTGCCTCAACCATCATCAGGCGCTGGTCCAAATCACCAATAGCTTTTTCAACATCGGTGTTCATAAAGGACATGGCGATTCCAAATAGAAAGAGCCGGAGCCTTTCGACCCCGGCGAAAGCACCGCACTTAGGAGAGTCGGCTGCAATAGGGGTGCCGGAGCTTCGCTGCAGGTAACAGCATCGCGTACGTTAAAAGGAGGGCGAAGCCCCGGCGTAACTGGTGCCGATGGAATGCGCTTGGCGCCTTTTCGCGTACGATCCGGGTAAAAAATTAAGCCCAGGAAACCGTTTCGTTGGAATCCCGGGCTTATGACCATTCGATGATCTGCCAGCCTTTTCGGTTGGTCTTCCCTTTCTTCATTCTCTGAGGGCGCAAAGCCCCCATAGATGTTGAAAGGCACGGACTAACCGGCATGCGAATTGTCGGAACATATAGTAGCACGATGGATTGAAAAATACAAGCGGTTGTATGCTCTGGCCAGGTACTGTTCGTAGAAGCGCCTCCTGATCCCGGCCCGACGGCTCAGATCGACCCGGGAGAGCGATCCCCGGACGTAGATGTCGATGAGCAGCGTCCTCTCGGGGCAGTTCCCGAGGGAGGCTATGGCCCGGTCAAGCTTCACGGCGTCGGACTCGTCCGGCGTTAGGCGCGAGTCCTCGGAGCAGTCCGGCTTGTAGCCCATCCTGACCAGCACTCCGAGGAGGGCGCTCGCTCTGGGCCCCCGACCGCTCCTTGACCACCGGCCCCAGTTCACAAGCCGGGCCTTAAGCTGATTGAGTTCACTTTCCGTCATTCTTCACTCCGGGTGGTGACAGATGAAATGGTTTTATCTGTCACCAGCTCAAATTCTTGTACTCTATTGTTTTTAAAGCTTATTTTTCGCTTAGTCTCCGGGGTGGTGACGGTGGTGACAGATAAAAACCCTATTGTTATTTCCTAGAGTTTTTTGGTTGGGTTTTCCCTAATGCCTTTCATTACTTATTTTTTTTCTATAAAAAGGTTAGCCACATTTATCTGTCACCACTGTCACCAAATACGTAAAACCCCAGTGTTTATAGGCGTCTTCCTGGTGACAGATGCACAAATTTATCTGTCACCACATCTGTCACCACTGTCACCAAATTCGCCCTTAAAACGGGATTTCATCATCCGTTAAGCCGGCCTCGGCTACCCGCTCATGAGCCTTGGCATAAAACCGGAGGGTTATTCGCCTGCCGTTCACCCGCGTTGTAGCCCGCTTGTACTCGTACCCCAGAGACGTCATGCATGCTGACAGCCGCCGTGCGTCTGCCGTAGTAACCCGGCTTCCTCTCAGGCCCAGAGCAAGCTCCAGAATGTTTGCCGCCGTGAGCGGGATATCTTCTCCCGTCATTGGATCCTTCAGGTTTGCCGGATCAGACAGCCAGATCTCGAGCTTCTCTGTCCACGGGTCGATGCGCATATACTCCTCGTTCACTTTGGCTGAGAGACGCTCCACCGGCTCGTGCCGGATTCCCTCGGCGAGGAAGATCTGGAGGGCCTCGGCCCACAGCTGCGGCATATCAGTCCGCGCCCGGTCGATGTCGATCATTCCGACCCTAACCGGGGCGAATCGGCGGTTTCCCGTGGTGTCGACCAAAAACTTGTCGTCATTTGTCGTCATAACGAAAATGCAGCGACGGGGAACGGTCTTCGCATGCTCCTGGTATTTGGGAGTCCATGTGTCCTCGGTGAGCGTGATGTAGCGCTTCACCTCTTCAACCTCGCGACGCCTGAAGCCGGCGAGCTCCGGGATTTCGACCGTGAGCTTTCCGCCGATTGCCCGGGCCAGATCCTCATCCCTCGAGTTGAAAGTAATGTTCCCGGAGAATCGATCCTCAAGAGCCAGAACCCTGACGAGGGTCGACTTTCTGCTTCCCTGCCGGCCTACGAGCACCACTACGATGTCGGCCTTCACCCCTCGGATTGAGATCGCCCGGCCCGCCATCGCGGCGAAGAGATAGCGCGCCACCGCCCGGGTGTATTCCGTGTCCTCGGATCCGCAGTAGGTCGAAAAGAATGTGTCCACCCGGTGCACGCCATCCCAGTCAGGGAGCCGGCTGATGTACTCGGTCATGGAGTCCCGGCGGTTTTCCTGCGCCACTACTTCAATCGCCCCCCGAAGATCCCCGATTGCGATCGCCGGATGAAAGCCCCTCTCGTGCTCAAGCCGGGCCTTAAGCGAATACTCATCGGCATCGGTGATTTCGGTCCAGATGTCTCGGGAGTTCTTCCTCACAACCGTGCGGCCGCAGAACGAGTCGAAGCTCATCTCAAGCCCGCAGAAGCGGTACCCGAGTCGCAGCGCGGAGATGACGGCGGCGAGGCTGGTTTTTGGGCGGCCGTCCTTGTCGTTGAACTCCGCCATGAACTTCGCCTCCGGGCTGGGCTCTTCCACGGCGGCCGGAGCGGCCTCGTGGAAGTCCTCCGGGAGCGTCTCCTGAAAACCCTGATTCTTCGCCCAGGCCTTGAAGTCTCCGAGGTTCTTGTCCTTGCAGTGGCCGTGCAGGCACACGAATGCTCCTTCCGGGTAGCCGTTAGTTCCGGCCTGGTAGTACGTGGTCGAGGTGTCTCCGGCCTCGCCCGTGGTGTGCTGCTCTTCCCACGGGCAGACGATCTGGAGCTCTCCGGGCCGCGGCTCCGACAGCACTCGTCCGGTTTCCCGCAGCCAGTCCGCGAGCCGGTCCTCCTGCAGCGCCGTCTCGCCCTTCCGCCGCTCCGGCCTGGCGCGGCCGCGTACGGTCTCGGCTCCGATCGCGGTCCTGATGTCGTTCACCAGAGCCTTGAAATCTTCTTCCGAGCACTGGGGCACGTGGTCGTCGTCGAGTCTCTGGGTGAGCTCGTAGGGTGTGTCGCTGGAGACGTGGCGCCCGGCGAGCACGAACTGTTGCCCCCGGGACAGGATTTCCACCATGTTCGTTTCGTTCACGTGCAGGACCTGCTTTGGGAGGCTCGCCTCCGTCCGCACCGGGATGAGGCAGTGGCTGGAGCCCTCGCGCTGCCGGATGAGAATGTCTTTACCGAAGCGGCTCCGCACGGCCTTGATCGCCTTCTGCGCGATCTTCGGGTCGTCGCAGTCGATGTCGATCGCGTTCACCCCGAACCCGGTGCGCACGCAGATTCCGAGCCTGCTGTTGCCGGACCAGCGTTTGATTTCCTCCGGCGTGGTCTCGTGCTTCGTCCATGCGGGGAATCCCACGGCCTTGCCTTGGTCGTTGTAGGCCGAGGGGACCTTGCCAAGAGTCTTAAGGGTGGAGTTGCTCGAGACCTCGGCGCTCTTGTCGCAAACGACCGGGAGCATTATTGAGGTCCAGCCGAGCGCCGCAGCGTCCTGCCACACAGCGGCCGGGGCGCCAACCTGGTTCTGCTTATAGGTAATCGGGGCTGTCATTTTTCGGCCCTTTGCGTCTTGCGCGGATTGGAAGCCGCAAGAAGATTGATCAGCCTTGAAACCTTGTTGTAGCTTGTGTCTTTGATTGTCCCCGCCGCGATTCTGGATATAGTTGGCTGCTTGACGCCAACGAGATCAGCTAGCTCCTGTTGCGTGTAACCGCGAGATAGCAGAGTTTTGCATATCTTCATTGGTGTGTTGTTTTCGTAATCCATACTTATGCCTCGCACTAATACATTAAAGAATAATACACCAAAGCAAGATCAAACAAATACTACGCATTAACTGGTTGAGCGTGGTTTATTCTTTTATGCATATTTAGTGGGGGATTCAACATGCCAGAACTTAAAGATGTTCTTGCTTCGCTTATGCAGGAAAGAAAACTGTCAGCAACAAGGCTGGCTAAGATGTCCGGCGTAGCTCAGCCCCAGATCACACGGATTCTTAACGGCCAGTCCCACAATCCTCTGGTCTCTACTGTTGTTGCGCTTTCTCGAGCTCTGCAGGTGCCTGTAACGTCGCTTATCCCTACGGAGCACACGGTGCAGGTGGTTGACTCAGAGGAACCGGTAAATACAGACGCTTATGTTTGCGTTCCTGATATGAAGGTATCTCTTTCTGCCGGTCCGGGCTGTGAATGGCTGCTTGAACCCGAGGATCAGGGCGCTCAAGTGGCCTATAAACGGGACTTCTTCATAAAAAAGCACGTGAACCCGAAGAACGCTTTCCGTATGAGAGTCCACGGCGATTCGATGTATCCCTACTTTTTTGACGGGGACACAGTTCTTATAGAAAAATACAAGGAGGGGGACCAGATCCGGTCGGGCCGCATCTATGCCTTTTCCTTCGCCGGGGAGCTTCGGGTAAAAAGGCTGCGAGTACGGATGGACGGAAAGATGGCTATCGAGTCTGAAAACTCTGCGGCCTACCACGAGGAGCTGGTTCCCCTGGATGAGTTTTTCAGCCGGGCGAAGATCATTGGGCGGGTTATCGACCGCTCCGGCGGCTCTTTCCTGTAGCCTTTTACTCGTCTAAATAAATACTTTTACGTTTTAAATAAGAGCCTTCCTTCGCGTTTGCGGGGGAGGGCTTTTTGTATCTGAATGTAAGTTTAATACTTATAGGTATTGCCATAAGCAAGGCGCAGGTGTATTGTTCTTCATACATAAAGGTTTGATGCTTTCATGTTTGAAACAGGAGCCCGAGCTATGCAGTTAGCGATTCTCCGTAGAGTTCTCGACGTTTTCACCGGAAGGTCTTTCGGCGATGTCTCCGACCGTGAGCGCTTTCAGGCGCTGCTTTGGGCCGTCCTCATCAATTCCCTTTTCGTCCTGGTTTTCCTTTTCCGGAAACCACTCTTCACTTTCCTTCTTGGACTTTAAAACATGTACCTCGAAGACCTCATAA